ATGTCAAAAGATGGTGTGTCATCCTTTGTCTGACCTGTATCTACCAGTTCATCTTGTGCTGCTTGAGATACATCAAATAATCTCATTTTGGCACGGTCAATACCCACTACAAATTTGCGATTTGATGTGGGGTCATTATACCTATTCTTCAACTGTTTTACTAGTATTTGTCCAACTTCTTCCATTTGCTCAGTAGATATAATTGCAAACATAAGATCTGCAGTTGCAGGTAATCCGAAACTCTCTGAAGTATCTTCCAACCCGACATCAGTACTTGAATACCCCGCCCTAGTGGTTTGTGTAGCAGAAACAATAGGAAGCTTATTTTCCACAGCAAGACCACGGAGTTCTTCTGCAATTGATTTGATAAGCGTGTAAGAATTGACATTAGACCCTGTTTTTATTCTGGAAGATGTACAAATGTTAAGATAATCTACAAATATAATGTCTGGAACAAATGACCGTTTAAGATTTAGTTCATTCAACAATGCACGAAAATGATTAACATTTGCAGCTGCAGTTGGATATTCTTTAATTATTAGTTTTCCTTTTGTAGTATTACTTAAACTATTTATTTTCTTATCGTAGAGGTCTTTTGGTAGACTGTGAAGGTCATCTATAGAAATATCTAGAAGGTTTGCATCAATCCTTTCAGCAATCTTTTCTTCTGCCATCTCAAGAGTGATATAAAGTACATTTTGATTTTGTGCAAGACAAGAAGATGCAACATGACACATGAACAAAGATTTACCTACACCAGTACCAGCAAGACAAATGTTTAGTGTTTTCTGCGGAAGACCACCCTTGGTAATTCTGTTAAAGTAGTCAAGATCGAATGGTATCCTCTCTTCAACCCTATGATAATAATCGAACCGCTCAGCGCTGTCATCAATATAATCATGGCCAACATGAGGATCGAAAGACACAGAAAGAGCATCGGAAAGAATGTCAGGAATGGCACCCTTGTCTGTTGTTGATTTGGGATTGTCGAGGATTGATATTGATTCGACAACTGCGTTGTAGATTGCTTTGTCCTGACAGAATTTTTCTGTTGAGTCCAATAGCCATGAGAGGTCTGAAAATTCTTGGTCATCTTTACCAATCTCATTGATAAGGTTTATAGACTCTTTGAAATCTTCTTCTGTGATTTTTGCTTCACTTAATTCAATATTAAGAGCCTCTTTATTTGGGAGAGAATTATATTTTAGTATAAAATTATTTATCTGATTGTAGATAATTTTATCGGAATTTTCAGTAAAATATTCATCATTTAAAAATGGTAATACCTTTCTTGCATAATCCTCATTCTGTAACAGATTCTTTAATATTGTTGTCTCTATTTTCATCGCTACCTATATGGTGTTCTTCTATTATTTCTAAAATGGCTTGACCTAATTTTTCTTCAAATATTTTACCCTGTTCATCGGTTATGTCTCTTTCGCCAATATCAGATGGTGATGTTATTATATCATAACCATACTGGCATGTCAAGGTGCCATCATCATTCAGAGATGGGTCTGTTTTAAAGTCTTTGTATTTAACTACAACATGACAAAACGGGCCCTGTATAATTTGAATACAGAGACTATTATCATCGGGGTCTTCTGGATTGGGGATAAGAATATACCAAGTATCTCTAAGTTTTGGAACGTGAGCTTTTGGGGAAAGATCAGGCATTAGATAATCCCGCTAAGATCTCTGTCACCTTTGAGTTTGGCATCAGGGCCACCTGCTGTATCTATTTTTAAAGATTGTTCAAATTGTCTTCTAGAAAAGGGTTCTTTCGTATGGGTATGTGTCCATTTACTTGCTTCTGGACATACCAAATTGAAAGATACTGCCCGTCTAATACCTGGCCCAAAGAACGGAGCTACAGAATGTTTTAACCATGCAGGAAAAATGAGAAATTTTCCCACTTCTGGAATTACCATATCATTTCCTTTTGGTCTAATAGTATTATATGGATTTACATCTACATATCCATTTTCTGTATGATGAAAATTAAAAGATCCCTCTTCATTTACTTCTGAAACTTGTGGTGGAACTTTTAAATAAAATACACCAGACATCAAACCAAAATGACTGTGAGTTGGATTATAATCATTTTCTTCGGAATCTGTTGCCCAAATCTGCTGAATTTCTAGATTAATTTTAGCTGGGTCAACTTCCATGGTATGTAATCCCGAATTACATAAATAACCTCTACCCATAGACATAATAAAATCTGACATTTCTTTAGGTAACATTTCTTTGGGTAATAAAAGTTGTTTTCCCTTAACTCGTCTAAATGCGTTTTCATGATATAATTCATCATAATGATTTTCGTAAAGATCATCTATAGTCTCATTCATTAGATTAACTAATTCTTTACGCATATTTGCAGTTGCAGCGTAATTATATCTTTGATAAAATGCTACATCAGTTTCATAATCAGCCATTATCTTCTCCTGTTTCAATTTCTGATGTTTTCACTTTTGGTAGAGAAAGTTTTTTCTTAGTAGACAACAATAGATTATCATCTCGTATTTCTTCTTCCAAAATCCAAAATACCATCTCTCGTTGTTCTGCGTTCCACTCTCTTACCCACTTTCGGGTTTCTTCTACCACAACTTTTCGTTGTTTTTCTAGTTGTGACAAGTCTTGTACTATTTCTTTTCTTGCTTTCTGGTTATTAAAGTCCATAAGTTTTTCCCTTTTTTAATTCATATCCTTTTACATTAAACATACGGTGGCCCTACGAACCAAGTCACTAGTGAATATCGAATCCCCTCCGTTACAGGGGTAACTCTATGCTCTAAAAAAGAAGGAAACACAATAATCGACCCTTCTTCCAATCTTGGAACTTTATCTTTCAATCCTCTCATTTCAAAATCACCACCTTCATAATCAGAATTGAGTATAATACTCATTGAAAGTTTTCTAGTATTACCATCATTATGTAATTCATTATGTGAACCCATTCCATCTATATGCCAATCATAAAATCCATCTTTGGTATATCGTGTTACTTGACAATCTTTAGTAGCAACTATATTATATTTCCATCCTGCTCTTTCATTTGCAGTGAACATATANGGNGAAATTAAATCAAAAACCCATTGTTCTTCTGTCCATACAATATCACTTTTTCGGATAGCAGCAATTGATTTATTATCTACTTCGGCACGAGTCCAGTTTTCTTTTCCCAAGTTTATTAATTTTTGACAAATTTCTTGAGATAATTTTTTATTCCAAACAAAATAATAATTACTTATCATCAGCTCCACCACCATAAGAAAATTCTTTTTTAGCAGCTTCATCTAATTTGTTCATTACATCTTCAGTAAAATATTTTTCTGGATCTTTTAATATTTGTTTTGCGTATAACTTAGAGCCATCTGGTAACTCATATCGTGTAGATACTTTCTTGAAAATTTCATACTTCTCCGCCAACTCTAAAAGACCATAGTAACGATTAAGACCTTCATCATAACTTAAAAGTACATCGACTTTCTTGTTTTCTTTGGCAAGTCTAGACTTAAAGTTTTTACAATGAATGATATTACCAATTACATCCGTACCATCTTTTTCTTTTTTCTTGGAAAGAAATACGATATTAGATGCTGCATACTGTAGACCAGAACCACCACCCATAATGTCTTGAGGAAACATAGCCCCGACTTGTTTGTATGTGTGATTAGTAACCAGTAGAGGTATTCCAGCTTTCGCGAGTTTGAGAGTCAATACTCTAAATGCACCCTTTACGATTCGTGCCTTAGTCATATCCACCTTGTTCGCACCACCAGTAATATCTTCAACTTCTTTTGCTGTAGATAACATACCAAGACTATCAAGACAAAGTAAAAGTGGTGCTTCACTTTTCTCCATATGTGCGTCTACCACTCTTGATGCCTGTTGAGCAAAGTCCTGTATCGTGGCCACTGGTAATTGAATAAATCTTGTTTTATCAATATCTCGTTCTTCAATCATCTCAGGAGTAAGAGCAGATTCAGACTCAAAATACAAAACACCACCAGTTGGATTATCAGTAAGAAATTGTTTGACAATTCCAAGAATGAAAAATGTTTTTCCAGTTGCCGATTCGCCCGCGAAAGCAGTGATCT